CGTGAACATCACCCGGATAGGAACGAGAAGATAAGGCGGGAGTTTTGGTACTACGATGAACGATTTCCGGAAGCGGAGATTGTGGATAGGGCTAGTAGACGGAAATGTGTTCTTTCTTTAGCGTGTAAGTATAATTTACACCCCTCACGGATATATAAAATAGTTGCCCACGAACCGACAGGGAGATTACTTCGGGAGGATTTACTTAGAGAACTTCTTCCGGGCCTCAATGCTCTGTTTGGTACGGAGTATGCAAAGCACGAGCGTACTGGAGACTGCGAGAAGCCGCTGCGGAGAATAAAATGACTATAGCCCCGTGGTCTTTCAGTAAGATCAAAGCCTTTGAGCAATGCCCGAAGCAGTTTTACCACGAGAAGATACTAAAGCAGTATCCGGTTCGAGAGTCTGAGGCCATGTTGTATGGCACGCATTTCCATTCGGCGGCAGAGGAATACATCAAAAGTGGTACCCCCATGCCTAAGAGGTTTGATTATGCTGTTAAAGCGTTGGATAGCTTACAGGCGAAGCAGGGTAAGAAGTTATGTGAGTACAAGTTAGGGCTTACTAAAGACCTAGAACCTTGCGGGTTCTTCGACGAAGACGTGTGGTTCAGGGGCATAGCAGACCTTATTATACTAGATAACGATATAGCTTGGGTTGTGGACTACAAGACTGGTAAGTCCGCTAGGTACGCTGACAAGGGCCAGCTAGAGTTGATGGCTTTGGCTACGTTCAAACACTTCCCCGAAGTTACAGAGGTACGGGCTGGGCTTCTGTTTGTAGTATCCAAAGACCTTGTAAAAGATACTTACAAGAAGAAAGAAGAAGAGCGAATACTCTGGCATAAGTGGCTAACGAATTATGAGAAGATGGAAGCCGCTGCGGAGAATAACGTGTGGAACCCACGTCCCAGTGGCTTATGCAAACGTCACTGCGCGGTCACCGAGTGTGCACACAATGGGAGAAACTAATGGCTTACACTAAATCCCCTCGCCCCTATAAACATGAATACCAGCTACAGAAGAAACGTGGCGAACACGCAAATCGTATGGAGCGACAAAGAGCTAGACGTGAATTGGATAAAAAAGGTGTTAACAGGAAAGGGAAAGACATAAGCCATAACAAACCCCTACGTAACGGCGGCACTAATGCAGATGGGTACAAACTAATGAGTCCCAGCAAGAACCGTGCAAACAACGGTAAGAAGAAAAAAACATAAGTCTAGGAGATCAGTTTTGGAGATCATAAAGAACAAGGCGTTGCTGTTGAAGCTACGTCATCCGCAACAGGTGACTACGGTTATACCAAAGAGTAAAGAAGTTAACGGTAAGGTGTTGGTTAGGTGGGGTGTTGATGAAACCCACGTCCTAAAGAACCTAAACATAAAAGTGCCGTCGCCCATACATGGGCAGTACGATTGGCCGGGCCAGCACAAACCCTTCGCACACCAGAAAGATACCTCTGCGTTCCTGACTATGAACCGTAAAGCCTTCTGTTTTAACGAACAGGGGACGGGCAAGACCGCATCCGCTATATGGGCCTCGGATTTCCTTATGAAGCAGGGGATTATAAAGCGTGTGTTGATTATCTGCCCGCTCTCGATCATGGATAGTGCGTGGCGTAGTGACTTGTTTAGCTTCGCTATGCACCGGAGTGTGGATATAGCTTATGGTTCTGCAGACAAACGCCGCAAGATAATAAACAGCGGCGCTGAGTATGTGGTTATAAATTACGATGGTGTGGCTATTGTACGAGACGACATAATTAAGGGTGGTTTCGACCTTGTAATTGTAGATGAAGCTACACATTACAAGAATGTCCAGACTACTCGATGGAAAACTTTATACCAGATTTTGAAGCCAGACACATGGTTGTGGATGATGACGGGTACTCCCGCCGCACAAAGCCCGCTGGATGCCTACGGCCTAGCAAAGCTAATAAACCCCACAGTAATACCACGTTTCTTCGGGTCGTTCCGCGATATGGTCATGTACAAAATATCTAATTTCAAATGGATACCAAAAGAAAGCGCCGTGGATACTGTATTTAACGCACTGCAACCTGCGATACGTTTCACGAAAGAAGATTGTATGGACCTCCCGGACATGGTGTACGTCAAACGGGAGGTAGAGTTAACAAGACAACAGAAGAAGTACTACAAAGAACTCAAGAACCGTATGATTATGCAAGCGGCAGGTGAGGAGATTACCGCAGTTAACGCTGCTGTCGCTATGAACAAACTCCTGCAAATATCTTGTGGTGCTATCTACACCGATAAAGGTGACACGATAGAGTTTGATATCAAGCATAGGTACAAGGTTCTACGTGAAGTCATTGACGAGTCGAGCAAGAAAGTCCTCGTGTTCGTACCTTTTAAGCACGCCATAAGTATCCTAGCAGACAAATTAAATTCCGATGGTATCAGCAACGCAGTTATCCAAGGGGATGTGCCAGTCGGCAAACGTACGGATATATTTAAACGCTTCCAAGAACAGGACGATCCTCGTGTCCTTATTATCCAACCAGCAGCCGCAGCCCACGGTGTAACACTTACCGCCGCAAATACTGTGGTTTGGTGGGGTCCAACCAGTTCGTTAGAGACCTACGCTCAAGCTAACGCTCGCGTACATCGGGCGGGGCAGACGCACAAATGTACTGTAGTCCAGCTACAAGGTTCTCTTGTAGAGAAACATGTTTACCGATTGTTAGATAGCAAGCTAGACGTTCACACACAAATTATAGATTTATACAACAAACTACTTGACTAACTTATCCCTTGCTACTAGATTGCAGTCCCTACAAAGATTTGGAGGTGCAGGATGAGTGGTCAGCTAGATAAGATGACTAGAGTTTACCTGAAGATAAAAGCAAAGCGGAATGAACTATCCGCAGAGTTTAAGGAAAAAGATGGGGACTTGCAGGAGCAGCAAGACCTTATAAAGAAGGCGTTACTAGACCATTGCAAAGAGCATGAGGTCGAGAGCGTAAGGACTTCAGCAGGACTCTTTTACAGGGGTGTAAAGACTCGGTACTGGACTAGCGATTGGGAGTCTATGTACAAATTTATAGCCGATCAGGAAGTACCAGAGTTTTTGGAGAAACGCCTTAACCAAGGGAACGTAAAACAGTTCTTAGAAGAGAACCCCGAGAGTGTACCACCGGGGCTAAACGTGGACAGTGAATACATAATATCAGTTAGGAAGAAATAATGAGCGGACCTTATGTACCGATTGAAGACCTAGCCAGACACTTGCATGTGTCTGTGTCTACTATACGTGGGTGGGTTAGGAACAAACACATACCCGAAGACACCTACCTGCGTGTAGTCAACACGTATCGTTTTTCTATAGACGATGTAACTGCCGCATTGTCAGCGGATAAAGGCGCTATTGATACGCCTACTAGTGAAGTAGATGAAGATTTATGAGGCGTATAAGCATACGTGATAAGATGTTTAGTGAGCACGATGGTGCGGAAGAAGCAGTCGTCATAGACGGAGAGTATGAAGCCGTTATAGTAAATGCTGCTTTCGTATCAAGGTCGTACTACGAGGGGGAATATAACCCAGACAAACTATCACTACCTACTTGTTGGTCGGCTGATACACAAATGCCATCTGCTGACGTACCACAAGGACAACGCCAAGCAGCCAGATGTATGGATTGCTCCCATAATATACGGGGGTCAGGCTACGGAAGCAGTAGGGCTTGCAGGTTCGCGCAACAGATAGCAGTTGTACCAGCAGACAGGTTACAGGAGGTATACCAGATTAAACTACCTGCTACTTCTGTGTTCGGGGGAGCAAGGGACGGGCATATGCCAATGAAAGCCTATGCTGAATTTTTACATGGCCGGGATACTCGGGCCATTACGGTGCTTACCAAGATATATTTTGACGACAACAGTGACACACCAAAATTATTCTTCAAACCTACTCGCTCTCTAAGGGATGAAGAACTAAGTGTAGTCTCAAGTATGATTAGCCACGTTGATACATTACAGGCAATCACATTGGACTACACACCGCCTGAGAGCAGCAAGACGTCCCCGTTTGAAGCTACAGACGGTTTTAAATCTAACAAACAGGAGAAATAAAATGGCTGATAAGCCCAAAGCTATCCAATTCCGTGTTAACCAAGTAGAGGCTCTGTGGCCCCGCTTGAATACTACCTACCGGTTCGACAACAAAGAAAAGCGTTCTGTACCTTGTGAGGTATTTGACGACGGAGCTAAGTACGAAGTTAGTTTCCGTATGACCAGCGTACAGGCAAAGAAGTTATTCATAGAGATGAAAGCTGCGTTCCTCGCACGCGCTGGGGATGACTGGCCTGAGAAGTTTGATAACCCTTTTGGTAAAAAAGAGGATGGAACCTATACGTTTAAGACTACCCTGAAGGGGGCATATGGTAAGGACGCTACAAGAAAACCTACCCAGTATGATGCCTCTAACGCGAAACTTGACGACGATTTCTTACTTACTACGGGCAGCACTATTAATATCGCGGGGGTGTTCGTACCTTACCACGCTCAAGGTGTGGGTACCGGAGTATCCCTACGATTGAACGCCGTACAAGTAACTAACTATGTGCCCATGCAGACAACCTCTCCGTTTGAGGCTACTGATGGGTTTGAAGCAGAAGGCGCTAACCCGTTTGCAGTTGCTACGGAGCCTGATGTTGATCCTGTAGAGGTTGAGGAGGAAGTTAAAGAACCTAAGAAGGTAGCCAAGAAAGCTGCGCCTCCGAAGGTAAAAGACCCTGAGATCGACGCTATTGTGGATGAATGGGACGGTTAATCTTTCTAACATAACCCCGGCTGCGTTAACGCGTGGTCGGGGCTTCTCTCAGGTAAGTACCAATGGAAACAAAAGATTTCTTACAGAGAGCGTTAGGAGATAGTGGCTTTTATTGTGTGTTTGCGTCCCACGGTTCCGAAGACCGGAGGGTTCAAAAGTTCTATGACTCCATAGACGCTGTTCTGACGACGGCTTATGATTTAGATAATTCTGGTTTCGATGCTTATTTTGCGTTGGCTACGTTTGAAGAAGCTGGGTCACGTAAGGTAACTAACGTAAAACAACTCAGGTCATTCTTTCTGGATTTGGATTGTGGCCCCGGCAAAGATTACCCAACGCAAAACGAAGCGGTAGTTGCGCTACAGGGTTTCTGTAAGTTATTGGGGTTGCCTAAACCTGCCCTGATTAACTCTGGACGGGGGGTTCATGCGTATTGGTTCTTGTTAGAACCTATTACCGTGGAAGAATGGTTACCTATAGCGGAAGGTTTAAAGAGGTTATGCGTTAAGTATAATTTACTAGCAGACCCCTCGGTTACTGCTGACGCAGCGCGAGTTCTTCGTGTTCCCGGCACACACAACTATAAAACGGACCCTCCATCGGAGGTAGGATGTTTTGGTTCTGGGGACGTAAACCCAATAAGTATTGATATGTTTACGGAACATCTGGGTGACGAGGCGATACCAGTGCTTACTAAGCATGTACCTGCTGGCAGTAACGCTGTCATGGACGCATTGCTGGGCAACAAGAAAAACACATTCAAGGATATAGTTCTCAAGATACAGGCGGGTACAGGGTGCAACCAGATAAAAAATATACTGGCTAATCAGGAAGAAATAAGTGAGCCTTTATGGAGAGCGGGGCTGTCTATAGCCAAGTTCTGCGAAGACGATAAAAAGGCTGCTCATGTACTGTCTAAGAAGCATCCTGAATACGATGTGGAAGACACGCTAAAGAAGATGGACCTGATAAAAGGTCCGTATCTATGCGGTACATTCGATGAGTTTAACCCCGGAGTATGTGGGGAATGCCCAAACAAAGATAAGGTAAAATCCCCCATAAGTTTGGGCAGTAGAATACGAGAAGCTACAGAAGAAGATAACATCGTAGAGGCACCGTCTATTGACCTCCCTGATTCACCTGTAAACACGTACGTAATACCTCCATACCCAGCACCATATTTTAGGGGCGCGAACGGCGGTATCTATACGCGGGTCACACTTCCTGATGGGGAAGTGACTGAGAAGGCCATATACCATAACGATCTATATGTTGTGCGACGGTTGTGGGACGCTGAGTTAGGGGAAGCAGTAGTTATGCGGTTGCATCTACCTAAAGATGGCGTACGTGAGTTCACCCTACCTCTTACCGCCGTAAACTCTCGTGAAGAATTTCGTAAGAATATGTCTATGTACGGCGTGGCCGTAAGCAAAATGGAGGATATAATGCAATATACGACAACGTGGGTTAACGAATTACAGGCTACTACTGTGGCAGATGAGGCACATAAACAGTTTGGCTGGACCGATGCCGAGTGCAGCTCTTTCGTGTTGGGTAATCAGGAGATATTCAAAGATAGGGTGGAGTTTAACCCTCCGTCTAGCCAGACTTTGAGTCTGTTCCCGGCATTTGAACCAAAAGGCACGATGGAAGAGTGGAAGAAAACTATAAACTTCTATAACCGGGACGGGTTTGAGCTACATCAGTTCATAGTGGGGTCGTCTTTCGGCTCCGCGCTTATGCAGTTGTCTCCTATAAACTGCGCGGCCTTGCACATACATAGTAAGGACTCAGGTGTGGGTAAGACCACAGCCCTAAATGCGGCGGTTTCGGTGTGGGGTAGCCCTGAGGAGCTAGTCATAAACAAACAGGACACGTTCAACACTAAGATGCACCGGGGGGAAATATACCACAATCTGCCCTTGTACATGGATGAGTTGACCAACAGCGAAGGCACCGAACTAAGCAACCTAGTGTACCAACTAACAGGCGGTAGGCAGCGGGGGCGTATGTCTGGCAGTAGTAATGCGGAACGGTATCGTGGGAAACCGTGGAAGCTGTTGTCAGTTACAACGGGCAACACGAGCGTCATAGAACGTATCGGTACGGCCAAATCTATGCCGAAAGCGGAGGCCCAGAGGATGCTAGAAGTAAAGGTGGACCGCCTGTTCACCAAATCAGAGGATAAAGAATCTCAGGATAACTTCAGTGCTGCGCTTGGGGAACATTACGGCCACGCGGGTAAGGTGTACGTACAATACGTGATGAGCAATTTAGAGGCATCTAGGAAGCTGATTAACGAGGTTCGTGTGAAGGTTGATAAGGCTGCGGGGCTAACCTCTGAAAACAGGTTCTGGTCTGCGTTTGCAACTAACACGATGGCGGGCCTCCTCTTAGCCAAACGCGCAGGGCTTGTAGAGTACGACACGGGTAAGGTGTTCAAATGGGCTATCAGTATGCTCAAGCAGAACAAGAATTATGTAACCGATATGAATGCTTCAGTCGAAGAAGTACTTAATGATTACATACACGAACACTGGAGTAATGTGCTGTGGATCAAAAGCACGGATGATTTACGGAAGCAGAACAACAATGGACTTGACTCCCTCGTAGTACCGGATGCCCTGCCACGGGGTAAATTAGTGGCTAGATATGAGACGGATATAAAGGTGGCCTACCTTATACCGAAACCTCTCAGGGTATGGTGCGGAGAACAACAGATAAACTACGCTGCGTTCTTGCAGGATCTAAAAACCAATATGGGGGCCACGAAGTCCAAGATGCGGCTTAGTAAGGGTACACATATGCAGCTACCACCTACTGATGTAATCGTCGTGAGTTGTTCTATTGGGGAAAGTGATGAAGCAGGGCGTACTGAAGATTGATGACCTTAACCCCGATGGGGTTAGGGTTGTTGTGAAGTGGGATAACTTAGTAGTGGGTTCTTCTATGTTTATACCTTGTGTAAATACTGAAGAAGCAATGCGCCAAGCAGCTAAAATACTAGTAGAGAAAGACTACAAAACTGAAGCACGGGTGGTTATAGAGAACGAAATATTAGGTATTCGTATATGGAGAACT